ATCCAAGCAAAGTTTCTTGGTATAAATGTTGCCGATGCGATGAATTTGTCCGCTTTGTCGCTTGGTAGTGTTAAATAGCTAGAATCTATTGCCATTGACAACCATTCTGCAAATATAGGCTCAATCATGTGTTCAATTAAGAACTGTTGCCATATTTGATAGCTGCTTCTGTCTTCTAAACTGCCTTGACGTATAGAAGAGTAGTTAACTGATGTTAAATCATTACTTAAAGCATGATATGAAATGTTTAAACCACTTGCCACACTTCTTAATACGCTAGATGTAAAACCTTCAAATGCACTTGTTGGATGCTGTGGGTCAAATGATTGGAATGATACTCCTGCTGGTAATTGTTCGAACGTACCTGCATTTGCTGTTTGTACTGGGTTACCATCTATTTCTTCTGAGTCTCCAACATAACCATCACCATCAGGCGAAGTGAAAAAACCCATTTTGCTACTTGCAACTCTTGCAGCTACTATTTCAGCTTCAAGATATGCATTTAATTGCTTAACATTAGCCATAACAGTAGCAATGTTAGTAACACCTCTTGTCTGCTCAGGTCTAGTTGGCATGTATAAGTGGATTATTTCGTCTGCTGATACAACTATATGCTCGTTCTCATTCATGTATGTTTTATCAAATGGATGATTTTTATACAAATGATATGCAACTGGTTTGTCAAACTTATCCACCTCAACACCCATCTTTATCTCATTACCAGTCGCAGGGTTTACCTTGTTTAAATCTTCATCTAAGTGATCTGCTTCTAAAAACTGTATTTGGAATCCAAATGGTGATTCAGGTCTTTTGAGTTTTCTGATTAAAACCTCACCATCTCTTGCTAATGATTCTATTGCCATTTTTTGACAGTCTAAGAATGATAATCTTCCATTTGCTGTGCAATTGCCCATTTTTGACCATTCTTTCCATGCATCTTCAATAAGTCTATTAGCTCTTATATCTAATTTGCCTTGATTGACTTCATCGTCTAATCTTACTTTTTCACTTAGTCTTATACCTGATTTACCAACTACGTTTGATATCATCAAGTTTAAGTATCTTGCTATGTGTGAATCATTTCTAGCTAGTTCTCTAGCCCTATCTCTTAAAACTCTTAAATTGTCTTTTATTTCTGCATCCGCTGATGCTGAACTTGTTATAAAGTCTGCAAAAAGCCTACCAGTGTTTGCACCAGCATAGCTTCTTTGTGTTTTAAATTTACGTTTTACTGTTGGTCTTTTAGAACCAAAATTAAATACTCTGTTATACCATGCCATTTTATGTGTAACTTGTAGGGTTGTTTGTGTTTGATGAAGTAAACTTGGTTAATATTGTTGTTCTTGAGCTTTTACCGTTTTTAATTGCAGCCTTTTTAACTTCTGCATCGTAGTCTGCTTGATATCTATCTTTTAATTGAAAAAGCTCATCTATAGACATTCTAGATAGTGATCTACCAGCAATAGACATAGAACTCTGATCCATAGTGGCTCGATTTTCGATAACCGCTTTGACCGCATCCAATACTATCTTTGCATGGCTTCTAACTGAAGCACTTGTAGTTGCATAATTGTCTTGCACCTCTACATAACCCTCTGCCATTTTTACCCTTGCAGAATCTGAAGTCCTTGTTATGTAAGATACCCAATTATATTCACCCTTTGTATAACTTCCAGTATCGCTTGTGGAAATTATGTATTCATCATTTGACTCTGTGGCAGTCAGGGTAAAATTAGATGCAGTCGCTCCATCAATGAGATTGAATTCATAAGACAACGAATAATCAGCAGTAGGGTAATCAGTCGCTAAGTTATCTTTTTTCCAAGCCCAAAAATCACCCAGCTGCAATTCATCAGGAACCTCAGTTGGATAGTTGGTTGAATCAAATTTGTTGCTCAAGCAAAAACCTCATAATAAATAGATATATCTAATCTTATAATACTTGATAAATCTTATTTTTCAATATGGTTACTGGTTTATTTAGTATTTCCAAGAAGTAGCAAAATTCTTTCTATTTATACCTTTTTTAGCTTTTGCAACTCTATTTGGGTCAGGCTCCTGTGCATTACCTGTTAACAACCTCTGTTCTATGACATCAAAGTTAGGATTCAAGATATATGCAGCAGCTAAGGCATAACAAATAGTATCTAGTGCTTCATTACGTTCTCTTATCTGTTTCCAATATAAAGTTTTTCTTCCTTTTACAAATTTAACAAATCTTTGCTCTGCTGTTAGTTGTTTAAAATAATCTTCATCTAGTTCACTTGCAAAGTGCAAGGTAGAGTAACCATACTCAATAGCTAATCTAGAATAAATAACTTCTTTTGCTGTATCACTTCCTACTGGGTATAGGGTGTTGCTTTCTTTGCCAACTTTAGTTGGTTTGCCTACAACAGTCTTTCCGCTTTGTGATTGTCCTTTAATTGCAAATATTCTTCTGCCCTTTTTGTTTTTTGTAAAAGCATAGACCATTTGTGTTTGGAAACCTGAGTCAATAGTTGTACATGCTATATTCATTGCTCTACCTGATAATGTTTTGAATTTAGTCATTAAATATCTGTCTAATTGACCCCAAACATCTTGCTGACCTGTAGAACCATACAAAATCTTGTATTCAACCACCCACATTTCATAGTTATGTGAAAATGCTACAACTTGACACTCTAAACGGTCTTTTTGCACATCGACACCACATGTAAGCACTAATGCTTCATCAGGTATGCTTTGACCATCATAACTCTCTCTTCTTGATAATAACCCTTCTGCTTCTACTGCTTCTTCAGGCTCAGGCTCCCATGTCTCACCTAAACTAGTATTTATAAATGTTTTAAGCATTTCAGGTTGTTTCTTAGATTCTAGAAAGTTTTCTGCCATTGATGCCCATGTGCTAAATACTGAGTAAAGCTCATTTAAATGAAATCCTGCTGTTTTCTTAGTTTCTGCTGTAGCTCTCCACTTACCATTCTTTAGCATCTTATGTTTCTTAGACTCTTCAATCACACAACCATTTTCTTCACATGTGTATATTGCTGTCTCAGGTTGATTGTCTTCCCATATCACATTTGACCACTTAAGTGTTTGCATGTGTCCACATTCAGGACAAGGCACATAGTAGTATCTTTTATCGCTTTCCTCAAAAGCAGCTTCAATACGGGATAGTCCTTTTACTGTTGGTGTGCTACATAAGTAGATTTTGCGATTGAAAAAGGTTTGTGTACGTTTTGATGCTAGTAGCACTGGGTCACCTTCACTTCCTACACTTGCTTCCATCCTATCAACTTCATCAATACATAAGATTCTTACTGCTCTACTAGCAACTGATGCAGCAGAATTAGAACCAACCATGTTTAGCGTAGTTCCACCCAAGAACTTCTTTGACAAGACTGTATTTGAGCTATCTTTGCTTTTTGACTCATTAAGTCTTGCTTTTAAGACTGGTGTATCTCTTAGCATGTTTGCTAGTTTCTCTTTACTGTATGCTTGAGCCATTTGTAATGTAGGTTGCATAACCAAAATTGGTGAAGGTTGCATGTGAACGTAGTAACCAACAACATTGTTTAAAATTTCTGTGGCTCCCACCTGTGCTGATTTCTGCCAAACTATACGTTCTATCTTAGGGTCAGTGAATACATCCATAATCTCTTTTTGGTATGGTGCATAGTCAGTTCTATATTTTCCACTAATAGCTGATGATTCAGGTGATAAGAATCTATATTTGTCTGCCCATTCAGATATCTTCAGTTCTGTTGGTGGTTTCCACTGCTCTTGTACTTGTTTCAGTACGTTCTGCATATTCTGCTGGTATTCCATCTCCCGATAACTCCTCTAATGCTTCATGTATACTATTTTTAATTAAATCTGTTGCTTGGTTGTAATCTTCTGCTGCTAACACTTGATGTGCTAGATTTGTTGGTATATTTAAAAACTTAGCATGTGCATTGCCTACCAAGCCACTCCAAGTGTCTCTGACAAGTGATGCAGGTATTAGTTTACCTTCTAACTGATTAACTTCTAGCTCTGCTTTGTCTGCTTGAAACTTTTTCAGTCTTGTAGACTCTTCGACAATATCCCCACTGTTACCACTCTTTTTGTAGTGATTCTGTGTTTTTCTTAAATGTTCTAAATACTCACGTCTTGCAAAATCTATGTCTACTGGTGATCTGCCTTTATGTACTGTGATTATGCCGTTTTTAACAAGGTTTCCCACTGCTTGGGGCGATATGAACAAATGTTCAGCTAAATCCTTCTGCGTAGCCATACGTTAACGTGAATAAACCTGATTTTGTTGACCTTCGTCTACAAAAATAAAAAAATCGCAACCTTCGATGCTTTCAGCCTTCAGTAAGAACCTACTCATTTCCTAACCGCCTTTCTAATCTGTCTATCAAGCTCTTTCTTGTAGTTGTTGTTGACTACACCTATCGCAATCTTAAAGAAGTCCAAGAACTTTCTATGTTTGATAAACGGTTTAGATACA